ATAGTAATAATTTATTTATTAATTATATTTATTTAATGTTAAACGTATAATATAACAATGAAATAAATATACTGCTTAATTTGAATAAGCCAAACCGCCCATGCCGCTCATGATACGAAGGACATTATAATTTGTAGCGTACACTCTGATCTTGGAACCTAAAGCGGATTTAGGAGTCAATTGTAATTGAAGAGTAGCGTTATCGATACGAGACATGTTACACGTGCCCGAGGGTTGATGTTCTTCAGGCTTTAAGGCAAAGGAATATACGTTAATACCAGTGGGAGGGATGTTGGTATGGTGTTGATAAGGTTGAACCAAGTTGAAGTAAGAACCAAGTCTTTCTTGGAATCTATCATGACCATTTAATTGTAATTTGGCACGAACAGTGGGGTTACGACCAGCGTTGATAGGACCAAAGCCAGCATGATCGGAGTAATCACCAGCAGTGGTAATAGCACCGAAATCAGTAGGGGCCAAGTTATTAGCGTTAGGACCAGGACCAGCAGGTAAGTTCATGGCACGAACTTGGGCAGTGGTAGAAGGACCTCCGGCAAAGCCACCAGCACCAACATTAATATTAGCAGCAGCCAAGTATTTCAAGTAGTCAGTATCCAAGTCTTGAGTTCCAACGAAGGGGAAGATATTTTCACGATCTTCGACGTTAGTGAAAACAAGTTGAGAAGCATCAGGTAAACCTTGGTTGTTAAGGCTATTGTAGCCAGAATCAGCGTCAAAATCATCAGTGTAGTTGTTCCATTGGTTGTATCCCAATTTAACGACATCGTCTCTTTGGCAGACCCAGATGAGTTCTTTAACGGGGTGATTAAGGTTCAACTTAACTTTCACATTTGTGTTCACGGTCGACTCGTCGCCGGTGAATTGCAATTGTTCGATCAAGTATTCGTGAGAAGTTTGAGCGAATCTGCGACGTTCGTCAGTATCAAGGTAGATATAATCGATGAACAAGGAAGCATATTCCAAAGAAGGAACGCAGAAAGCATCCAAGTTGCCAGAAGTGGATACACCACAGCTGTTCAAGGAACCACCAGTGGATACATAACATTCAGCCTTGGGTCTGAATTCCAATTCGATCTTAACTTCGTGGTATTGAAGAGCAATCAAAGGAAGGGAAAGACCAGGGTTTCTGCAGAACCAGAATTGGAAAGGAACATATAAAGTGGTGGCTTCGGTTCTTTGTAAACCAGTACCAGTTAAGGCAACAGTGTTTCCGACCATGTTGTCATAACCGTTTTTCAAGCCAGGAGGAATGGTCAATTCATTCCAGATAGTAAGCCAGTCGCCATATTGTTTATCAATTCTTTGACCACCAATTTGTACTTCTACGGATTTGATTAAGAAGTGACCAATGAAGTTGACCCATCTGAAGAATGCAGAAGAGACAGTAGATTCAACTCTGGGAAGAGTGACTTGTAAGTAAATTCTATGGATTAAATCACCGTTTCTGGAAACAGTGCATGTGACCTTTTTACCGAAATCGGCAGTACCATTGAAGGTTTGTTCAATGGCTTCCATAGCGAAGTTAGTGTGTCTTCTGTAAACAACTTTGAAAAAAGTAATTTGAGGGTTACCTGTAAGATATACGTCTTGTGCGCCATAGGCTACTAATTGCATTAAACCACCAGTCATTTTTTTATAATATATACTGAGAAAAAAAATTTGGAATTTTACGAAATAATTTTAAATTAATTAAATTATAAATTAAATTTTTATATCGAAAGATTGTAATATATTTTATGTAAAATCATCGATGTTTTCACCATCAAAAATACATAAAGCATATTCACATGAATTTAAAAAATGAAAATAGCCTTTATCATTTTTTCTAAAGAAATCTGTAAATAATAGAGAGTCCTATAGAACAAGATTTTTTTTGCATACATTAAATAATTAAAAAATAATTATTTTTGAAAAATAATTTAAAAAAGAAAACGAAATGAAAATAATTTGAAAAATGAAATAAAATGAAAAAAAATCAAAAGTGCATTTTTTTCTATAACTTTTCAAAAAAAAAGAATTGTTTTATTTTTAGAAAAAAAGATTCTAAAAAAATTTTTCTTATATATTTTTAAAAAAAAGTAAATCAAAAAGAAAGCTTCTTTTTTTCTATAATTTTTTAATTATGAGTGCGTTTCTTTCTTAATATTTTCTATATTTAAATTAAATTTTATAAATTCTTCTAAATCAATTTCTTTCTTTATAACTTGTTCCTTATTTTTAATAAATTCGTATTTATTATTCTTTAATTTCTTAATTGTCCATCCATCATTTAAGGCGTTACACAAAAAAATCATTTTTTGTATATCATTATACCGTATATTATTTAATGACGAAGAAGGAATATTTAAATTTCGTTGTTCAGTATTTTCCATTCTATAAAAATGTAAAATAAATAAATAAAAGAATATATCCGTAAAATTATTTAATTTTCATAATTTACTTAAAGTGTTTCTTTTAAAAATAATTATAATATATGTCTGCTAAATGGAAGCAGAAAAGTAGTTCTCAATTCAATGAAAATATTACAATTGACGCTAAGCACAATGAAATGATGTGCTATTTTGATGAACAACAAAAATCTCTTCCTCAATTAAGAGTAGATCTAAAAAATTTAATTGATAATTATAAGAATACAAGGGATAATGCAAAACGTAATCAAACCGATTATATTATTGAAAGAAATGAATTACGTGAAGAGATTCAGGATTTAAGAAAAAAAATTAATGATATTGAATCTAATAAAGAATTAAATAAATATTATTTAAAAGTAGGATCATTATTACATAATTATTATGAAAATGTTGAAAATTCAAAAAATAATCGTGAAAAAGAAAGTTTTGAAACAAATTTATTAAATTTTGAGCGTGATGAAACAGTATTAAACAATGAGTTTGAGCAAATTAATTTTCAAAATGAATCTGAATCTAAAAATGTAAATGTAAACGATCTAAATAAAAATTTAATGAATATAGAAAAATCATTAAAGAAAAAATCTGTACTTACATTCTTTGAAAATCGTGGAAAAGAGGAAAATGATGATAAGGTAAATGAAAAAAATAGTGAAAATAGCTATACATCTACAAAAATAAGTGATTTTGTAAAAGAAGAGGCAAAATTTAAAAAGAAGAATTTCTTAGATGATTATTTACAGAAGATAGATGAAAATTATGTAAATAAAATTAAAATTGACGTGAAAATAAATAAATGCGAGTTATGTGATCATGAAATGACCTTATATCCATCAGAAGGATACCAAATTTGCGGAGAATGTGGAAATCAGGAATTTATATTAATTGAAAGTGATAAACCTTCTTTTAAAGATCCACCATTGGAAGTATGTTATTTTAGTTATAAGCGTATTAATCATTTTAATGAATGGCTGGCACAATTTCAAGCCAAAGAATCAACGGAAATTCCCGATGAAGTCTATGAAAAGATTATTGCGGAAATTAAAAAAGAAAGAATTACTAATTTAGAGAAGATTGATACCAAAAAAATACGCCAATATTTGAAGAAAATTAAATTAAATAAATATTATGATCACGCGGCGCATATTTTATATCAAATTAATGGAATTCCACCTCCTTCTATGAGTAAGGAATTAGAAGAAAAATTGCGCTTAATGTTTAAGGAAATTCAGGCTCCTTTTCTGGAAGTGTGCCCTAAATCACGAAAAAATTTCTTGAATTATTCCTACGTACTGCATAAATTTGTGGAATTATTATCGTTAGATGAATATAAAGTATATTTTCCGTTACTAAAAGATCGTGAAAAATTACATCAAACAGATATGATTTGGAAAAATATATGTAATAAATTAGGGTGGCAATTTTATAAATCAATATAATTGAATAGATAATTACTTTTATTTTTGATTCTTCTTATTTATGTTTCATAGAATTTTCATTCTAATTCTAATTCTATTTAATAATATTTCTTAATCATTATAAAAAAATGAAATTTTAAAAATAATATACTTAAAATATTTAATTATTATATCTATTAAGAGAAATTAAAAATAAATAATTATCATGGATGAAGTAAATCAAGAAGAATATTGTATCATAATTCTAAAGGATAATTCTGTTAAAATTGGTAAAATACGCCATGATTTATCTCCACCTAAATTAAAACGTTCAACAGCGAATATACATCCAGATATATATTCTGTATCGGAATTTAGTAAATTATTTCAAATACTCATGAGTAAAAATATTTTAAATACAACAAATAATCCTAATAATATCAATTTACCATTTGTAAAAGAAAATCATGAAACATTTTCATCATTATTACCCATTGTAATTGATCAAAGTATCGGAATAGATTATTCGGATCCTTATCCACTACCAAGTAGTGATGAAGAGGATTTAAAAAAAGTACCCGAGAGACCTAAATTATCTCGTGCATCTTTTCCAAGATCAGATTATGTAGAAGGAGAAAATAATCATTTAGCAGCATAAGGATCTTTTATAATTTTTAATAACATAGAAACAAATTGTTTTTATGTTATATCATAATAAATTGTTATTACCACATTATTATTATGCTGCAAGTTATAAAAATATGGGTTACACCACATTATTTTTATAAAAGTAAGAAATATATAAATAAATTTAAAGTTTATAAGAGAAATAAATTTATTTCTATTAATTCCAAATATTTTTTTTTCAGCATATTTACAAAATGATTAGTTTTATTTTATAAATTATCATCTTTTAAATATTTTCTCATTAACTGGATTTCTTTTAATTGTGTATCAATGATTTCATTGGCTAATTGTTTAATTTTATTACTTTTTGTTTTTTTTTGTATATTTTTAGATGTAGTAATAGCACTGGAATGATGTGTAATCATTCGTTTTAACCATTGTTTATCGTTCACTAAAAATTGGCTTCGTAATAATAAAAGACCTGTTGAAATGGCTAAGATAATTCCAATACTAAATATAATGAGATTTATTTGTCCTGCATATAGATAATGAATCACTTCATGTGCCCACATCATATTGGATACCATAAAAAGCCCACTGTAAAATAGTGTTAATGAAAAATAAAAATCTTCTACCTGATAAAGTAATACATTCATGGGATTTAAGACAATCGCAATGATTAACATGATAATAAATTGAATACATTGATATAAAATAATATTATTTGTATGTTTCATTATATATTTGTTTTTTACTTATAATAGATAGAAAAAAATGGTAAAGTATTTAATAATTTCTGAATTAAAAAATAGTAAATAAATAGGAAATAAAATTAAATTTTTTATATATGAAATGGACAAACATTCATATTATATCATAATGTATTCAATGAAGGATTAAATTAGATAATATATAAATGTATTCTAAATCCATTGGAAAAAGAATGGGTAAGAATTGTATTTCCATTCGTTTTTATTGTCGTTGTATTTTTGAACATCTATGCAAATAAATGAATAAATGAATAAATGAATAAATCAATCGATTAATCAAATTTACACATTTGTTGGGTAATAGGTTAAGTAAGGATATGGAAAACTACTATAGTATTTATAAGGATAACGATATGGTTTTCTATAAATAGGATATTTATAAAAACTGAGTGGATCTGCACCAGTTGTACCATAATTAAATGGATCATAGTAATACGTTTCAAAGTTTTCCATTGTTTGATTGGATGCCAAATAACACGCACATACAACAATTAAAATAATCAAAATGGTAAATACAACAATATCTTGCATATATATAAAATGCAAATATATTTTTCAAAAATATAAAATAAAATCTATTTATTAATTATAATGATCGATTTAATTTTATGTATCATCATAATTATTATAGTTATTATTTTAATTCTTTTTATTGCTAATAAAACGCTAAATGACTCCGGCTTTGAGTCTGATGCTAAATATACAGTTTCATGCAAATGGAGACGGTGGGGATGTTGTAATGACCAACTCACACCTAAATTAGATATATTTGGTTCTAATTGTCGAGGATTTTAATATTTTTATAAATTAAGTAATTATTAAATTATTAAGTTATTAAATTATTAAGTTATTAAATTATTAAGTTATTAAATTATTTATCATATTTAATAACTTTATGATAATGTGAAAGATAAAAATAGATTCTTTTATAAATAAATTATTTCAATACTATTTATATTTTATAAACACCCCATAAAGCACTGCTTCCAATAATAATGGATATAATACAAATGATAACCTGAACAATCAGGCGCGATTGTGTATTTGTTCCTAAATTATCAGTACTACTTAAAAAAAAGTAAGAAGTAATTGGAGACATAACATATTTATTAGCTGATAAATTTCTATTATTATTACTATTATTATTTGTATAAGATTCCGAAAATATATTTTCATATCCCATCATATTAAGCAAGGACTTTAATAAATCAATACCGATTAAATTCCACGATGGTGTATATTGCTTAAAATTATCTAGTTGTTCTACTAAATTAGAACTCATCGTATCTTTTAGTGAATCCATTTTTTCACTTATTACATATAATATTCCCATGCAGAAATAACGTATAAAACGGAAAGCTAATAGAATAATTGGATATATATAAAAATATTTTAAGGCAATGACTAAGTTAAATATCCAGAAAATAGGGACAATTAATATTGCCGAAGATCCAAAAAATCCATTCAATAAATTTTCCAACCAAGGATATTTATTAAATGGTTTCATTTTTCCTAATAACATAAAAATAACAAAAAATACGGTAATAATGATTCCAACAGTTAAGAAAACACTTTGAATCTTTTGAATTTGAACTTGGTTAGTTGTAATTTCACTTACTTCATCACGTTGATCTATAAATAATTTTAATGGAACTTCAAATTTATTTACTTTATCCAAATTTCCAGAAGAAAAGAATGGTGTAAATGTATAAAATAAATAAATAAAGACAGAGATAATAAATAGAATAGATCCAATAATAATCATATAAAATGTATTTCCTACTGATTCACGTTTAATAGTAAAAATAACCGCTACAAAACCATATAAGAATAATAAAAATAATAATAAAATACCATTATCTAGACGTTTAAATCCAAGAGGGATCTTATCATCTACACCACCCGGATTTTCTGTAATATTAATTTTATCTAAGGAACTAACGCTTCCACATACATTGGCGATAAATAAAGAAGCTAAAATAATAACGGGAATTAATAATCCCATAAATAATCCAATCCAATATACCCATCCTTGGCTATAATTACTATTAACAAGGTTAACAATATTACCACAAACATCAAAAGAACTAAAGAATCCTTGTGTTAGAAAATAAATCGTTAGAAAGAATATAATAATTAAATAAAATTTTATGTTTTTAAATTTTTCAAATACTTCTTTTACTGAGACACTCGCGCTAGTAATATCAAAATCGGTAGAATTATAAGTACGATTACGTGCTGATGCTAATTGACAGCTCAAATATTTTAATTGATTCATAATTTTTTTTTTACCATCGGTAGTATCACATTTATCATTCACTTGAGTTTCTAGATTATCTGTTCCATTGTTTAATGTACCATCAATTGTTTTTTCATATACATCATTTTTATCATTAAATAAACTTTCATCGGTTAATGTACAACTGTTTCCTAAATTCCTGTATAAAGTAGATGATAATACGTTTTTATTTTCAATTTTGTCACAATTACCTTCAATATCGTTATTATAATAACGAATATCAGGAGCTTTTGGACTTTTGTCATTAGCAATGGGCTTACTATTAAACATATCTACTAATAATATAGATATAAAATTTATGAATTTATTTAATTAATTAATTATGAAATTAATTCATTCCTAAATTATTTGATTCCTAAATTAATTGATTCTTAAATTATTTAATTCCTAAATTAATGGATTCCATTTTTATTTAATTAAAAAGATTCGTATTAATACATATATCAATAAAATGAAGAAAAGAAGTAAAAAATAAAGTACATTATATCCAATGGGATTAATGCTATTTGCTTTATTTTCACTGTATTTTTTCCAGAAATATATATTTCCTATTATGTTCAGGAAAAATATTCCTTGGGTAATTAAATTATAATAACTTGGACTTAATGATAATCCAAAGAAAGCATTATTATACCAATTTAAGAAAGGGAAAGCTATGAAAATATATAATAAAACTTTGATTACAAATTTCCCCGTTTTCATTAAGATACTATTATTCTGAACATCTCCTAATTTTTTATATTCATCTCTTAAATATTTATAATCAAAACCCATCGTAATAAATTTCCAAATAGAGTTATTAGAACTAAAATATTGAATAAATTTTCCAATTCCAATTTCATTGATAAATAAATAATTAGATAAGATCCAACCACCTGAAAGTGGTTTTCCAAAAACAAACCATAAGGATAAATAGCGCAAGATATATTGAAAAGCTTTATTAAAAAATAAACGTACTTTTCTGGTAAAAATATTAAAAGTCATAATATTAAAATTGAAGCCATATAATTTTTTTTGTTTTAAATTTGCTTGAACATAGGAAATATAATTATCAATTAATTTCTGTAAAATAGGCTTGTATTTTTCATCGATATTCTTATTATATAATAACGATTCACGTGCTAACTTCCATCCTGTATCTGGATTATATTCTTTATCAATGTCTGTATCCACTTCTAAAGTATTATTGATATTTTGTAGCAATATATAAGCTTCTTCTTTTTGTTTATAATCATGAGAACTATCAAATACATAATTGTAAATTTGAGTTATAAATGTTTTAGGCTGAAAATCAATATTATTTTTTTTCAAGAAAATTTTAACTTGATTTAATACATGATTATCTTTTAAATGTTGGTAAATCTCTGTTTCATCTAAATTTTCTAATTTTACAAAGCATGGGTTATATTGTTTTACAAATTCGTTCTGCATTCGCTTCATAGCTTTTACCAATTCAGCATATACTTTATCGTCCAACTCATTTTCTTGGTAAAATTCATGCAAATATTGACTATAATTAAATTGTATGGGAAGTACATAATTTGCTTGGCATGTAAAATATTTCAAACTATTTTCATTTAATCCAATCAAAGGGAATAATTGAATTAATTTTCCAGGAATGGATTCTCCACTGTTTATTTTATTTAAAAATATTCCTAATAAAGTTAAATAAATGATAATCACAATTGGATTAATTAAATTAGTCACAAATTGTGTAATTTCACTAGCTTTCGAATTATCACCAATTTCGAATTCAGCTAAATAAGAATATAACATATGTGCACTTGGTAATTTCAATTGAAAACGATCAATTATTTGGAAACATACTTTTTCTAAAACTGGATTAAATGGTGTAAAATCAGTATTTTTATTTAATTTAGCATTTAATTTATTAAATTTGTTGGAATCACTGGGAAATGTTAATCGTACACGATAAATATAATTAATAGCTAAATAAGATAGAGCACTGGAAAGGAAAAATAAAGAAATGTGGTTTAATTTATTCAATAAAACAAAAAATACCAAATAAAATACTATATTTAAAAGTAAAAAATATTTGGTGACGTGAGGAAAAAATGCACTATACGTTTTCTTTAAAAATTGGAAAATACTGATAAAAGAAGAAATACCTATAATAAATCCTAATGCTCCTAATTTATAAAATCGTGGGTAGTGAAAATAAAAAGGAAGTAATAATCCAATAATATTTACAACAATCATTGTATAATTTGACTTATTTTCAAATATATTTTCATAAAAATAACTATAATTAATTTTTTCTAAATAACTACTGATAGATGATTGATTATAGTTTTTTATTTTCTCGTTTTTAGTATGTATATATAAATAGTAAAATAAGTCTTCATTAGATAGTTCTTTCACATCCTTCTGAATCTGAGTGTCTATAGTATTTATTCGAGTAGACATCTATCTACTAATAAACTAGATTATAAATATGGAAAAAAAATGTAAAAAATACTAAATCATAAAAAAATAGTTCTAAATTCATATAAATGATTTTACACCTTTGTAGATTGAAAAAATAGCAATTAATTTATTTATGCGGGTCCAACCATACGTAATCCAGCAAATTGAGAACCAATACCGAAACCAGCACCTAGACGGGCTGCTTCTGATATTTTAGGGGTGTACATATCTAAAATAGCAAATGTTACTGCAGCGGTAATGGCAATTGCAACAATTTGATCGGTGGGAAGACGTGTAAAATAGCAGGCAATACCTACTGCTAAACCTTCCATTAAGTATTTTAAAGCACGACTTAATATTTCTGCAAAATCAATATCAGAATCTATCATTTCTATATATATTAAATAGATTAATTATTTTTGAAAAAAGATAAAATAATACAATAATTAATTTTGATTAAATTAATTTAATCAAAATTAATTTAATCAAAATTAATTTAAATTGAAAACCATTAATTTATTTATTTTTAGCTCTTCGTATAAATTACTTAAAGATTATCTTGTATTAATTTATATAAAAATGGCCTCATTTGAATCAAGCAGTAAAGTTGAAGAAGATATAAAAGAAGACTTCTTGGAAGTTGATCCTAAAATTCCTGGACAAAATTTTGTATGTTTATCCTTTGTTTCTCCTGAAAAAGTTCTTAAACAAAAAGAAGTGTATTTTACCACAAAGTTTTTGGAACATTTTTTTAATTCTGATGATCAATATACAAAAGATACACGTGGAAAATTAATGGATGGATCCATGAAATTTGATTATGACACTATCAAGAACTTTTATGAAGATTGGAAATATACCCGTAATAATGTATTGGATGAAGAATTCTATAAAATGAATGATTACCGAACTACCATTCGTGGTCTTAAGGTACGTGGTGTATATGATACTCATAAAGAAGCTAATGTCCGTGCTCAAGTATTACGTAGAAAAGATCCTACTTTCAATGTATTTGTTGGACAAGTTGGTTATTGGTTACCATGGGATCCTGAATGCGAACAAGTTCCCGAACAAGAATATCAAGAAGAAATGTTGAATGATTTAGTTAAAAAATATAAAGATAATTTGGAAAGTAAAGATGATATGTATGAAAAACTAAAAGAGGAACGTATTAAGAAAGCTAAAGAAGAAGTAAAATTACGTAAAGCACAAATGAAGGAAGAAAATATTCCTGTTCAAGAATCAAACGGTGAAGACGTTAAGAAGATTGAAGAATTGCGTGAAATCGTAGATGAATCTGATAAATTATATTATGAAAATATGAAGAAAAATGAAGCAGCTAAGAAAGCAGCTGAAGGAGGAACTCATGTTCAAGAAGAAATACTTCAACCTACCGTAGATAGTAATCTTAAAGAAGTAGCTGAAACAACGGTAGTAGAGGATAATGTGAATGAAAATAGCGCACCTTCTGAATCGAATACTGATACTTCTACTATACAAGAAAATAGCACTGAAGTAAATAATTTTAAAGTAGAAAATATGCAAGAATTGGAAAGTGATGATCCATGGGTAAAACGTAAATTAGAACAACAAAAAGAAAATACCTAAATTAAAAATAAATAATAAAGTAATTAAAAATAAATAAAAATGAATAAAAAATTAATTAAAAAATAAAAATTAAATAAATTTTAATCCATATATATTTATTTATTAAGTAAATATATAGATGTGTTTTAATGCACCTGCTAGTATGTGTGCGTTCCTGATCGGAGCAGTTTTCTCAGCCATTTTATTTGCTCGAAAGCAATATTTTTACAGTATATTTAGTTTTAATATTGCAATCATTCAATTATTAGAATTTTTTGTTCATATTTCATTAAACACACATAATTATGCAATGAATAAAATTAGTTCTATGCTTATTATGTTTTTTATATTTTTACAACCCATTACCTATTCTTTATTACTTTATTTTATACCTCCGAAAGGTGCTAGCTTTGCTAATCCTCAATGGAAGCCTATGTTCATTGGCTTAGCAATATTGGCATTCATTAATTTCCTATGTTATTTTATTTATTTATACCAAAATAATAAATTTCACATTGGATATTTAAATAAATGCGGTAATGTATGTCGGTTAGATTGGTCATTTATGACATCTAACTGGATTTTCACGTGGATTTATATATTCTTTTATTTTGTACTATTCTATAATGCACGATTTCATGTATTTTCAACAATAACAAACAACTTTCAAAATTTCTTTATGTATACTTTAGTGGCAGCTTTTGTATATATATTTATTATTGACAAAGTGAAAAATTTAGGAACAGTGGTGACTTCTTTCGGAAGCTTATGGTGTTTCTTATCGGTATTTTATGCTATGTTTATGGTATTTTTAGGTAATAATAAAAATTGAAAAATATTTATTAAAATATCATAAATATACATAACTATTTATATAGCTATTTATCCAACTTTCAAAATTCTTAATTTAAATAACATAATGAATAATCATCATAATTATTATCAATTAACGAATTATCCTCATGTTTTCAAAAAAAGCTATTGGGGTAATTTTGTGATAAATGAAAATGAAATTAATATAAATCATAATATTCTTGAAATAGTAAGGAACCGTAATCATTTTGTGGAAGATTTTCAAATTCAACGTTTTGGGAAATTACCTCAAACAAAGCAATGTAAAATGAATAAAATGCACAATATTTATGATCGAAATACTAATCCTTATTATGATCATTGTGAGGTTTATTATACATTTCGTAAAACACATATTATTATTATGAGTTCATATATTACAGAAACATTAGGTGAAGAATTATATCAAAAAGTAATCCAATGGTATCAAGAACGTGGATTTAGACTTTATCATCCTTTATATACATTAAATGCAACCACTTTTATTCAAGAACTATAATCATGAATAGTCGAAATAAACTTTATTTCGATTATTTATCTCTTTTATTTATTTCATCTATTTTTATAATTTTATAATAAAACTTTTTTTAGTTTTTAGTTATTATAAACAACCGGCTTACGTAAATCATCATGTGGTAATTTTTCTACAGGTTGCTGGGCATTATTTTCTACTTGAAAAAATGATCCAAAATCAGCATATTGTGATTCCAACCCATCAAAGCCAACAATTCCATTCATAGTTCCACCATTCATCGGAAATTCATTTTTATATTTCCAATTATCCGGATTTACAGTAGATTGTCGTACAGTATTACTATCAACATTTACAGTGGTAGATATATTTTCTTTTTCTTTAAAGATTGGTTGAGAAGCATCCGAAATTCCTAACGTTTGTAGAGAAGTCGCTTTTAAATCTGATTCATCTAAATTATCAAAGTTATTTTTTTTCTTAGGAAATTTATTGATTTCATAAAATTTATTGGTATCAGCAACATTGGATTCAAAATTTGGACGTGATTCATTTTCTAAATAATTATTTGCAGGTAATACAGGAAATTCATTTTTTTCGTCAAATTCTCTTACATCTTTTTTCTCAATTTGAATATCTTTAATGTAATCACTCATTTTCTTCTTAAATAGATCATCTTTTTTATTATTTTTTCCTAATAAGAAGTCTAGACTTTCATTTTCCTTATCTTTTTCTACAATCGAAAATTCTTTTTGGTTGGTCATTTTTTCTATAGATTTAGTTATAGGTGGTCCCAACGTTATACTGAAATCTATATTAATTAAAATAATATGTAATATAAAAATAATAATGAGTGCATGAATAATTATACTTAAATTCATTCTTATAATTAAATAGAAGAAAAATAATTAAATTTAACTTAACAATTAAATAAATAAATTTTAATTT